TCCTTGTAAACCGCAGCAAAAATTGACAGCATTTTATTTAATTAAGGCAAAGTATCTGGGAATGGTTCGTCTGTTATCCAACTGATAACAGGCATACGCATATAATTAAGGTCGTCCGCAGGCAGTTTATCTTTGAAACGCAACTCAATATAATTGCTGTCTGCTCTACTACCAACATACACCGTTGCAATGTTATCACCGTCATCACTATAAAAAGGAAGCATAATAGGAACGCTAGTACGGAAGCCTAATGGTATTTTTGAATTAGGTAAAAGATCCATTCGTTTTGCGTGATTTTTCCTGGTGAATTTAGAATTACTGCTTCCGTAAAATGAAACAGTATCCCAACGCCCTTTGCTAAAAGAACATTCCACCGTATTATTCACGCGTCTCAGGGATATATATCCCTCCTTAATATTAACGGATGTATTCATTCGTCTAGCGCCAGTGTCGCCAGATATAACCACCCATTTATTATTTTGTTTCTGCCACAAATACGCACCAACCCCTGATCCGTTTGTTGAGTTGTAGAAAGTACCGTTTGGCTCTTTCCCTGTAATCTTGCCGTCTGTGGTTTCTGGCTTATCTGGTCGCCCGTTGCCTTGAATTAACACGGACGAACTGCCTTTATCTTTAACATCTTGAGCAATTAAAGTAATGAGGCTTGCCAGTTGTTCTTTTAGCGCCATTATGATGCCTTAGCTTTATTGTACTCACCAACCAAGTCTAGGTTGTCCATTTCTGTTTGCCAGGTTTGAAGATTTGTAACGTTAGTTTTAATCTCTTGCAGAGTGCTAGTTAGAGCTTCGCGAACAGACTTATCTGACACCAACTCTCCAATTTTGGCCGCAATTTCAAACAACGTGTCTAAATCTTCAGAAAGCTCACCGCCTTTAATTTTATTTAAAATACGTGTTTCTGCCTGGCTAATTAACTCGTTAATTTTAGTGAGCGTGGCTTGTTCTCCACTGCCTTGTTGAGTTTGAATTGCTGATATTGCCTCATGCAGACTTTTATAATCTGTGCCAATAGCCTTGATTGCGGCAACTATTTTTTTATGGTTTTGATTTTCCATGGTGCTCCTATATTTTTGCTAACTCATAAATTGTTAATAAGTCCGGTAAGTCGTCACTTTGATATATGACTTCACCTTTTTCGACTACCGCCACTATTTCTTGGGGTGGGTCAACCACTGCAACAATGTCATCCATTACGCGCCTCTGTCATATCAGGTGTAACATCAAATTTGAGGTTAATTCGGCCTCCTTGAATTGGCGTTTTAACTCGTCCTTTATTAGATACGGCCTGTAAATCATAGTCCGCTTGAGACCACGTCGCGTCTTTTGTTAAACTGTGACTAAACGTAATTTTTAAAACGCCGCCTGGGGCATCTACAACTTCGATTTCACCTGTTGTGGATGATAGTGTTAGCACAGGCTTGTTTCTGACTGTAGCCCACAAATCAAAGCGCGCCATATCACTTAAATCGAATGGCTTTAATGATTTATCCAGCTGCTTTTCAAACAGGCGAATAATACATTCCTCGTCATCACCACGGTAAAGGTTAATCGTTGTTTTATCCATTTTTACGCACCATCGCTGCAAGTTGGTTTGGGCTAAATCGCCAGCCTTCTTCGCTGTTATAAATTGCGTTAAAGCACCATTCCGAACAAAAATATTTGCTTCGTTTTTGTTTAATACCCAGCACAATACCTAACGCGCCCCACCAGTCATATTTAGCGCCGGATGTGCGGTTAAAATAGATTTTAATTTGGTTTTCGTGGATATTTTCCAAAGGCACTAAATCCCATTTAGTGCTATCACTCACATCAATCTGTTTACAACGGACACCACCGTCTCTGATAGACGCAGAGTAACAGTCAAATACAGTCTCATGTGCATAGTGGTCACCAGTTCCAAACTCTACACGCTCAACAACTAGCTCGCAGTGTGAGTATTTCCCCTTTGTAAAAAATCGCGTTACTGCATCAGCTACGGCTTTTAATGGCTCTTTAAGAAAGCTGCGCTTGTGCTTATAAAACGCGAGATAAATACGGTTAGCCATTGTTATAAGCCTCCATCAATGTATTCATCTGTTTAATGATGTCGTCGTGAATGGACTGCATTTTTTCGATTGTCAATCCTGGCACTTTAAGCTCATACTTACGCATACGCTGGTTGGCAAGCTCGACCTGTAATTTCTCAAGCCCAGCCGCTTGCAGCAGAATTAAATCTGTTGCAGCTTGGTTATTCAACCCAGCGAGTTTGGCAAAGTCCGTGATATAGCGACTGCACTCGCCCTCATAATTTGCCGCTTTAAAGGCTTCTGCGGCGGCTTGGCGTTCGCGGTACTCACTTTCAAAACGTGTCCAAATGCTGTAGATTTTTGCTGCATGATTGTCAATTTGTGATATTAAGCTGTTACGCTTATCCGTTAAAAGTGCAGTTAGTTTTTCGGGTGGAATCACCCACGCTTTGCCGTCCCATTGGTGGGCTGGGGTGGGTTGTTTGTCTACTAACACTAATTTGCCTTTATGTAATACCGGTGTTTTTTGCGCTAACTCTTCATCGGAATCAATGTCTAGCACAAAATACAATGATTCATCTTCGGGGACAGGATAGATAACATATTGGCTAATATCTGTTTTTAAAAAATACACTTTCATTTTTTATCCTTAGTTAAGTTAACCAAATACAACGACTTTTTTAATTCTTGGTTTGCGCCCGTCACTTTGTGGGGTGATAGTGATATTGTTACCATTACGATGTAATAACGCGAGAGTGACATAGTTATAATCACCACCGGTTCCGCCTGTATCGTATTCGCCGATGCGTGTGTCGTGGCATTGTTCGATGGGCGCGCTGAACCAAATTGGGCGATTCGCGTTTGCTCCATGGGGAGTGTCCATTAGTACAAATAATACGCCTTTGCTAACTTGTGCATTAACTGTAATTTGATTATCCGTTGACCCTTGCCAAATAAGGCGTTCTTTAGGTAAGTCTGAGAGGCGTTTGCCGTCAGTCGTGACAAAATCATCTCCCCGTAATGCCCCATTGTGTTCAAACCACCATACTTTTCCGTTGCCGCTATCCGTAAGTAAGTGGATGGCGCCACTGCCAAATTGGTTGATTGTCCCAGGGGTCATATAGCCAAAGCTAAATGCCGTGCCATATAGATTGCCATTAGTGTTAAACCCCTTGATAAAGGGATAATAGATATTTTGCCCGTTGGCATTGGGGTTGTGTACCACATACGGTGCTTTTTTGTCGTCCCATTGATTGGCAAATGCACCCTGTCCATATGCTTTCGCGGTATGTCCGGTAGCATGCATAACACCACCGGTATAAATCCCCTCACTGTCAATCGTTACGATAAATTCATGGCGATCTTTACGGCCGCCGAGACCTAATGACCCATTGTTGTTAAATGCAATTCCAGTGACTTCGTTCCCGATAAACGTATCGCCAAAAAACTTAATTGGCATACGCCATGAGTAATTTGCGATATAATAGTTTTCAGTTGCGCCGGTAAATGTGAGTGTGCCCTTCATGCTGTCGCCACTTTTTGCGACGACGTCATTAACATAAGCGATCGTACCATCTCTTTTTGGCAAAGATACCACTGCCACGTTTTCACCGTTTGGCTTACGATATACCGCATTAAGCATAGAGCCATTAGCGTGATTATTGCCTTCGAGCCTCAAGTAGTATCCATCATTGTTATATAAACTAATACCACTCCAATCACCTTGTTTAAGTGACAAATCACCTGTCATCGTATCGCCAGTTTTACTTACACGATTGTTAGCATTATCAAACGCCTTCTTAACCGCCTTCGGCGTAGCCGCTTCAGTTTCACTTTCGCTATTAATAGCAGAATTTAATTTAACTTCGCCTTTATCCGTAGTAGTCGCGTCTTCACGGTTGTCACCAATAATCTTGACAATTGAGTCATAAAGCTGTGTTTGCTTATTCTCCACAGGGTTGAACCCTGCTTTTCTCAATACATAATGAGCCTCAGCCTGAATATCTCGTAGGTTTTCCTGAACATTATTCAGCCACACATCTTTAACTTGTGTGCCTTGTTCACCAATTGCTGGATTACCGTTGTGGAATAAGCCATCTCGGGTATCGACTTTAGGCATTAACGTTTTCATAAATTAAGATCCTTGATAAGCAAAATAACAATAGGTATGTGCTGGTTTTAAATCTTTAAAAAATTCTTCAATGATTCTGTCACCAAATTCAACTAAATGATTGCCTGCAAAAGAGCTTCCCGCACGGAAATACACGATATTGTCATCACCATTGAGTACCGATACTCTCCACATAAAAATAAGATTTTCTCTTGCTTCGTTACGGAATTGAGCTAAATCACCAGGGTTTGGTAAGTCATTAGCAAGAGGCGAGAACTCTTTAATTTCAATTTTGTACCCAATGCTTTCTGCAATTTTCATAAAATAAGGAATAGATAGCCCACCAATAGCATTCAACTGGACAATGACTCTCTTTACTCTTTCTTGATAGCTCTTGCCAAAGTCAGTTTTGATCCCACATAAACGCTCCCAATCTTCCAACATGGAATTCGAGGTGATAGGCTCAACTACGTTTAACATATCATTAGCTTTTTGTTGTAAGCGATTAAAGGCATTACCATCCACTTCACATTGTGCTAAGAAATGCTCACCATTAATGTTGTAGGAAATAGGTGGGTAAAGTTTAGATAGCACTTGTTTATGGTTAATTTGCATTAGGCCATCTCCGTCACAGTAATCGTACCAAGTCGGAACCATTCTATTTTCGTGCGTACATCTGCTTTTAAATTAGTGATGGGCGCCGTAAACTTACGGTCAACCACACCTACCAAGTTATTCACCACAGCTTCACATTGGGACACAATGAGATCATCACCTGGGGTCAATGTATTAAAATAATCCGAAAGTGCGGTT